GCATAATCTAAATGATCATCATCTTCATTGGCTTTTACTTCTGAAATAGCAGCCGCTGCTACCGCAACCACCGCGACCGCTTCAAACTTTTCGGATGCTACAACCATTTCAGTGGCAACAGCTTCAGCGGCTACAGCTTCAGCTTTTTTATTTTTTTTCTTAATTGGTAATGTTTTCCATTCAATTGGATTCGAGGTAGTTGATTCTTCCATCATATTATAATAGTAGAAGAGTATGGTTGTATGTTGATTAAAATTCAATTTTTATTAAAACTATGTAATAGTTTTATAAAAATTAGTGTGAATGAAATGAGAGCCCAATTTTTATTTTTATAAAAATTAGTGTGAGTGAAATGAGAGCTCAATTTTTATTTTTATAAAAATTAGTGTGAGTGAAATGAGAGCTCAATTTTTATTTTTATAAAAATTAGTGTGAGTGAAATGAGAGCCTAATTTTTTGGTAAGTAAATTCTAATATTTAGTTTAAAATATCAAAATAATAAATATATTTAGTTATGAGTAAAAAAATAAATTCAGCGTATCTTTCTGATTCAACATCTGATTCAACATCTGATTCATCATCTGGATCATATGGATCATCATCTGAATCATCATCATATTATGGTATATCACCTACCGAATCATCATTTGAATCGGCAACTGAAAATTCGGATTCGAGTGATGTAGATTATAGTAGAAACGGAGAAGAATTTGAGAATGATATTATAAATAATCAATATATGTTATTATATAAAATTGGTTATGGTTCATTTTCATCTGTATGGTTAACATATGATATAATATATGATAAATTTTATGCTATAAAAATACAAACTCCGGATGATTATGATGAGGGATTAGAAGAATTAAAAATTTATGAAATAATTAGTAAAGTTTGTAAACAGAATAAAAATCTACATACATTAATGACATTAAAATATTCATTTATTTTAGAAAGAGATGAAAAAAAGTATGTATGTATGGTAATGGAACTAATGGCGGGGTCAATGTATGATGTAATAAAAACTGATAAATATAAGAATGGATTACCGCCTAAATCAGTGGAGAGTGTTGAAAAACAATTAATGGAATCAATAAAAGTGTTACATAATTTTGATATAATTCACACGGATATAAAACCAGAAAATATATTAATATGTGGTGTTAATAAAAAATACCAAAAAATAATGGATAAATTTAATAAATTAAAATTAAAAGAAAAATATGATGAAAATATAAAAGAGTTAAAGGATGAAAAAGATGGAAAACATAAAAAAAATATATATAAAATATTATTAGAATTAAATAAATTTATACACGAAATAATTGATTTTGATACAATTTTATCTGATAGAACGAGTGATTTATTTACAGAGGATCAAATAAATAATATAAAAATAAAATTAGCAGATTTTGGTTCAATACAATATGAACAAAATTTAAAAAAAGAAGATTACTATCCAGAAGTGACTACTAGATATTACAGAGATCCAAGAGTAATATTAGGATTACCATATGATAAAACAATTGATTTACATTCGGCTAATTGTACTATGCATGAAATTAAAACTGGGATTATAAAATATAATCCAGATATAATTAAAGAAAATTCTATAAATGAAAAAAAAGCTGATATAAAATCAACTGATTATTATCATATAGAACTTCTCCTAAATGATAACTTGGTTAAACTAGACTGGATTCGTCGATCTCCACATAGTGAATTTCGCGATCTCCTTCCAACCTAGGATTTATTTTCCACGACTTAACTTGGACGATGATGGTTTTCTTTCCATCTCTTCGTCTTCGCTTTCTGCGTCTTCTGATTTTTCAGGAGCGCGCTTAGCTTTGATGTCAGCTTCAATGTAATCCGAAAACCGCTGTAATTCCTTTTGGGTAAGCGGTGAGTATTTAAAATAAACATTATTATTTTTTTGTACCCTCCCGGGTAACGAGCAGAGGTCTTGTCCTAGCATACTTAATGATTAAGGCAATCTATATCTTAAAATAATTTCAATTTTTTCTAAATATATATACGTTATTATTTTCAGTTTTTTTTATATGTATATATATAGATACATAATGGCTGATAAAATAGTGGTATTTTGTGATGGTTCTTCTTTAAATAATAATGTAATCTCAAAAAATAAGCAAAGGATTGGAGGAATTGGTGTTTTTTTTGGAGATAATGATGCTCGTAATATATCAGAGGGTATTAATACTGATAAAATTACTAATCAAGTTGCTGAATTGTTAGCATGTATAAAAGCACTATATATTCTAAAAAATGAAAATTATAAAGGATTTGTATATATATATTCGGACAGTATGTATGTAATAAATTGTATTACAACTTATTGTAAAAAATGGGAAAAGAATGGATGGGTAAAAGATGATAAAACAGCAATCGAAAATTTAGAATTAATAAAAGAATTACATAAATTAGTGAAAGAAATGAAAGTTATTTTCAAACATTGTAAAGCACACAAAGAAGCACCATTAAATAAAAATTCAGACGAATTTAAAATTTGGTACGGTAATCAAATGGCTGATATGTTAGCAACTAAAGCATCTAAATCAATTATCGATCAAAAATTAAATCCTTATAAACAATAGACTAATTTGATATAAACATTTTATTTTATAATAATATATATATATTATTTAAAATGGAAGATAGAATCTATTTTGATAAATTAAAACATTCATGTGCTTGGTGTCATTCAAATCACACAAATATAGTGGTTGAATCTCCTAAAAATAGATATGGTAGAGATGGTAGAGATGATAGAGAAGATATGTACTACAATTATAAAAGAAAACCAATTCATCCAGAGGATGATCGAGACAATAATTATAATTCAAGAGATTATCCTATATTTTCAAATCATTATATTATAGATTGTTATGATTGTGCTAAATATAGTGAGGTTCAAATTATTAGATGTAGTAATTGTGCTAGTAAGAAAGTTAATATTAAAAGAATACCAAATTTTATTGATTTAGAAAATACATTTCGCCCTCTAAAGAATGATTATTTTTGTATTGAATGCCAGCATTATTCAAATATTCCATCACCATATAAGGCACCATGTAATCACAATTATGTTAAATATTCTGGTGAAATATTTTCATGTGGTCCTGTTTTTACATTGAAGTGTACATATTGCGGAGAAACAAAAACAACATCACCTAGTGGAACAGAACCTTATAATGATAATTATCCAGATGGTGGTGGATATTAAAATGTTAAAATCTTAAAAAATATTTATTTATAATTATATATTATAAATAAACATGACTGCTAAGATAAAAATCTATACAGCAGAAGAAACACTTGAAAGAATTAATAAATGGAAAAACATATTAGGAATATCAACAATTAATGAATTTAAGAAAAAATTTAATATTGATTCTCCCAGCTATCTATGGGGAGATGATATGGAATATTCAATGGAAATGTATTTAAAGTATGAAAAGAATCAAATTATTGTAACAATTTAGAAACATTCTTATAATGGTAATCCAAAACTAATCCATTACTAGTTTCTTTATAACTATTTATAATAATATTTCCTCGGTCAACTTCATCATGACACTTCATACATAATACACATAAATTACTCAAATGATTCATACTTAAATATTCTTTATCCTTCACTTTTTTATTTTTACAATCTTTTTGTGGTACAATATGATGTGTTTCTAATGATGCTTCCTTACCCTCTGGTACATATCCGCATACTGAACAACATTCCATTATTATTGATTTATTATATCTACTCTTATTCTTCTTAATATCCATCTCCTTCTTAATTTCATTCGCAGTTTCAATAAATGTTTCATCATTTATTAAACATTTTGCCACATTTAAACCATAAAACATTTCCCCACTACCCTCTTTTAATTCACGATCATATGTTAATGTATTAGTTTTTTCATCATATGAAATATGTATATGATATACTTTTAAATTCGGAATTTTATGAATTCGATCCAATTTTAATAATTTGTGTAAATGAGATGCTGTTATAAAACTTGTTCCCGATTTACTTAACATCTCAATCATCGTCATAACAATCACAATTGAACTCTCGTATTCAGTACCACGACAAACTTCATCCGCTATTACCAATGTATTTTGACCACTTCTTTTTAAAATACCAGATAATTCAACAATTTCTAAAGCAAATGATGATAATCCTTTAAATAAATTATCGTTTCCAGATATCCTAGTAAATAAACTAGTATATGGCTTATACTCGAATTTTTTAGCAGCAACAAAATAACCAATCTGTGCTAATATTATATTAATACCAACCGATTTTTGTAATGTACTCTTGCCTGCACTATTCAATCCATATAATAAAATACCATCTTGTCCATCGATTCCAATCGTAAGATTCATCGGTTTATATTCAGCATCAGTAATCCTTTCTACAATTGGATGACGTATTTGTGTAGTCCTTATAAATGATTTATCTCCATCTTTTATTTCCGGACAGTTATAATAGTATTTTTCAGCACATACGGCCCCACTTTTTATAAAATCAATTAATCCAACATAGTAATTTACATCATTCATTATGTATTTATATTCTTCGTAAAATTTTTCTAAAAATTCTTGGTAATATATTTTACTTTTTTTACTCATCATTAATAGATGTCCAATTAATTCATCTGATTTCTTATTTACATCAGGAATAAAAATCTTAATAGTACTAGATACCTTTGATGTTTCTCGAAATTCAAATGAATTTGTATTAATAATAATATTTTCTGATATAGTTAATGTCTTCCCTAAATTTTGTTTTAAAATATCAGCTCTCTTTTTAGTCAATATTAAATAATAGCCATCTCTATCATTATTTTCAACCTTGATTACATCTTCTACTTTAATTTTCTCATACATTATATCATTCAATTTATCCTTAATAAGATTTATTAAATTTTTACATAAATTAATTTTATTTTGAAGTTCATCCAATTCTGGTATTTGTTTTTCATTAAAGATATTCGTTTCAATATTATTAATACTGTACTTTTTTAACTCTTCAATATTAAATTTATTATTAATATCCTTCATACAATTCTTTAATTCATCCAGATTAAATGTAACTTTCATATCATATTCATTCTTATCAATATACTCTTTCAAACTAATAACATTATTAATAGAATTAATCCATTTATTTAAATCAATTGGATCTATCATCTTAATTGCCATCTTTCTTTCTAATTTTTCAATATCATTTATACCATTTAAATATTCCACAATATTACTATTGTAGCCCTTTTTTAATAATGTATTAATCATCATATATCGATTGTTTATTTTTACATCGTCAATTAACGGATTTATTAATGAATTTTTTAAAAAACGTTTACCAATTGCGGTTGAACAAAAATTTATAATGTCAAATAATGAACTGTATTTACCATTATATTCTGAATTATTAATTATATTTAATTGTTGTAGAGCATTATTACCCAAATATAAATACTTGTTTTTTTCTATAAATTCCGGTTCTTTCAACTTTGATATCATGAATTCATTG